CAGGGAGATCATCTACATACCTTCTACTTATCTCATTATAGCTGAACCCAACAGTATGTTTAAACCTTTGTCTAGCTATAAAGAGAGGAACTCTTTCTCTCATGGTTATCATGCAGTGTGTGAAGGGTGTGAAGTGTTCATTCCTTGCAAGAAAATCTAATAACTTTTGATCCTTTGCATTAAGAAACACACCCATCTCTGATATACTAAAAGAGGACTCCTTGTTGAAGCTGACCCTCGCTGCGTTTACCACTGTCAGATCCGTTCCCATTGAGTCTACTAAGGTAGCTTTCATCTTTACGTTCCTCTATTAAAAATCCAGGATAATATTTCTTAACTGCTTTATTCCAACATTCTTCTACTGTAAGTCCGTAAGTAAACTGCCTTAGTTTCTTAACAGTAACTGATCCTCCATCACCGTATATAGATTTAATTGCTTTAAAATTAAGGTAGTATATTTCTTTTGTATCTAAGATAACACAAGCTACTATCTCAAAAGAATTTTCATCATAGTAATGATTGTGTCTTTTTCTAACCCTAAATGTTTCTCCTATATTAGATACCATAGCTTTAACTTGTATTCTAATAGGACGTTCAGTGTGAGCAATACAAACAATATCTGTGTCGGCTGCATCTATATGATAAGCAGATATACCCATCTCAGATAAGTTTGCTAGTATTATAAATTCACCCTGCTTACCTACTAAAGTTTTCTCTGGTTCAGGCATCTATAGTACTCCTTATTGTAGCCTCTTTGCCATTCCCTTGCTCTATCAGAAGTAGGAGGAAACGGATTGTTTTTGTTCCTCCTAAATCCGTTCCTACCTTGTTCTATAATATCCCTCATAGGAAAAGGATATCTTCTTTTATACGCCACAAACCCCTCCTGAGTTGGTAATTTCACAGATATCATGTGTCTCAACGGCTTCTTCAAATTCTGTTCCTAACTTATCTACTGCCTCACTATAAGGTACTACAGAGAGAGGTTGACCACCACGGCAACCATCAGGATACACTGTAAATCCACGTAATCTATGTGCATACGATGCTAACGTATTAGCAAAATCATTTACAGTATCCTCATTGTTAAACTTAGATCCCCAAGCAGGTAGATTGATAGTAGAACTAATAGACATATCTACGTAGTCCTGTACGTCTGCTTGAAACTTAATCCTTCGTTCGTAATCATCTGCTAAGTCTAGCGCAGATTCTATCTTATCAGGATCAGCATCGTACATATCAATTAATTCTTGTGCTGCTGAATCTACAACATACTGATACTTCCACTTAGTACCGCCAGTTAAATACCTACGCTTGTATGCTACAGCAAAGATAGGCTCTATTCCACTTGAGCTACCAGCGAGTATAGAAATAGAACCAGTAGGAGCGATAGCGCGGTTCGCAACTGGTCTGGATATAGATAGCTCATCAGAAAATTCTTTAGAGATGTTATCGCTGACGCCTTTATATACCGATAACCATCTATGTAATGTTGGGGTAACTTCATACTTCTCTCCTCTTTTAACTAACCATTCATGCATACCCATAAGACCTAAACCTAGTCTTCTATTCTTTGCTCTAACCTGATGTACTTTAGCATATGGTAGTTCTGCTCTTAATGTACCACAGATTAAGAATTTAGTACCCAGTTCAACCACTCTAGCAAGCTCTTGAAGTGAATCAATGCGTCCAAGGTTAATGCTCCCAAGATTGCAAACATCACTGTCATCAGCAGAAGTAACTTCAGTACAAGCATTTCTCAGAGTATCCTTTTCATTATCCATGAAGTTAAAGCTAAATCCTGGTTCGGCAGAAGTTAATGCCTGTTCAACATTCTTCAAGAATACTTCACCAACATCACCTGTCTTCCAGTAGTTCATCAACCATTCAGTATCATAGTTTACACTAATGTTAGTCATGTCTAATGGTGCGCGGAAGTTAAAGTCTTGTTCTTTAATATCTTTAAATGTAAATCCTGTATTACCTACAGGCATATCGTTCCAGTTCTTAGCAGTTAAAAAACTAGGTATGTCATTGTGTTTCCAGTTAAGTGATGCATACATGGCTGATCTACGTGATCCTCCCTGCATTACATTAGCACCTATAGAGTTGATCATCTGCATCTTAGGTATTGGGCCAGATGCTAGTCCACCAGATCCACCTAGAGATCTACCTGATTCACGATATACAGAGTAGTCTACTCCAATACCTCCACCTGTCATCAAACATGATTCTGCTTTCCAACTAAGGTTAGCCCAATCTTCTCTTGTATCTTCTTCAGCAGATAGTAGAAAACAGTTATTATAGAAACGTCTATCTCTTCCTGCATAGTAAATATATCTACCACCTGGTACGAACTTTAGATCTGTTATGTACTTCTGTAGTTCTTTACGTTCTTCCTTACGCATCAAAGCTTCTTCACCTGCACGTAAGTTACCGCATACATCTTCTACAAGAACTCTTGATAATTGCTCCCATGTATCGCAACCAGTATGAGCATACTTTAAGTTAAATATATCCTCAGAGAATTTTGATCTGAACATTGGATTCATGTTTGATTTAAATGACATCGTTTACTACTACCTTTACATTATCTATGACTATACCTTCCAGAGCATCTGAAACAGCAGATGATATTAACTCCTTCATGTCTTCTTCTAATCCTGCCTTACCATCAACAGGAACCCAACAGGCATCACTATCTATCTGGGCGTTTATATAAATAGATACTACCATATTATCTCACAATTGCCAATCTACTTCGGCTTCAACTTTGGCAAGAACCTCTTGTTGTCTAGCAGTTTCTATTTTAGTTGAGGCATCCATTGAGCCTATCTCTCCTCCTAAACCTGCATACCCTGCAATGTCAATCCAACTATCCTGATGATTAGGGTTCTTAGCTAATCGTGCCATCTTAACCCATGCCATACATAGTGCTACATCTTCTCTGGTTACGTGTTTCTTTAGTATGAGACTCCAACCTTGTGCTATGTCATTAAAGTTAGTAAATGCATCTCCATACTCCTTATCCCTATCTCCTGTAATAAGTTCACTTGCTTTTTGTAATACAGCTTTTCTTGTAATCATTAATGTAACCTTTTCTTAAAGTTAGCGTATACAATGTTACCTTCTATTTTTTCTACTTTTTTAGCTGGTTTTATATTATACTGTTCTGCTAGTCTCATAGATGCTTCTTCAACTACACTTTCTAATACTTCTCTAATTCTAATACCAATATTTTCAACCATCTCAGAACCATTAAAATTACCATCGTAAAGTTGAAGTTCATTACGTTTTTTATCAAACGTACAAAATATACCATATGTATTATCAGGTATAAGTATTTCGTGTGCTACTTCTTCGTCTTCTTCTTTGTCGGACATATAGTTAACTCCATAAAATCATCAGCATACATTAATGCTAATGGACGTTTACGATCACCTTTTAGTATTGCTACAGGCTTTGTAGCTTTCATCATATTAGTCTCAGCTTGTTCTAAGGCAGCATATACAGCAAAGGATGATCTTGCTTTGCATTCAACTGTCCAAGGAAATAGCCTACGTGCTAAAGGACTTAACCCTATATCAGGTCCATTAACTCCACCAGGAGTTGACGTAATATCATCATCCTCAACACCTTTAAGATGTTGTTGAAGGTAATTACGTACCCACTGTTGAAGCTTGCGTCCTTTAGCTTTCGCAGACGCTACACTTATTCTATTTGAAGACCGTGTAGTGGTGGTAGGCATTTGCTGACTTTGATTTAGGGTTTCGTTCATACTTTAGATCAGGCCAACAAGTATAGCGAAAGCTACAATAAGAACAAGTCATACATAACTTTCTATTACCTGTAGGTTTACGATAAAAGAACTCTTCCTCATCACTAAATCCACGTACAAAATTATCTTCTGTAGCTTTTTTATATCGAGTTATTGTATCTTCTATCTTATTGGTGTAGCTTTCTTCATCATCAGGATCAGCTTGAACTATCTTCATGTCACCTGTTTCTTTGTTGATTGCTATCCAACCACCTGCTTTTATTTCTGGAGTCTCTTCTCGTTCAGCTTTAGTATAACCAAACAACTGTGAGCAGTAACCAAAGTCATCATTTTGTTTCAATGCCTCATAAGAAGCAAACTTCTTTTCAAAGGCAAACCTCGATGCACTTTTAATATCCCACAAAGAGAAACCGTTACCATCTCTGATAACTAAGTCTAACTCTCCATTAATGTAATCTCCATCAGGAGTCTTATATCCTACTCTTTTATTTAAGTCTACTATTTCTACTCCTGCTGCCAGTAGGATAGCAACAGCAATAACTTCAGTCATATCACCATATAACATTTTGATACGAAAAGAATTAGACTCAGGTGCTTTAGGCCAACCTAGTTTCTCTGCATGTAACTGACAGAATGGTTTACCTACCTGAGACATAGAGGGAAGTTTAGCTCCCCCCTTTCTCCTGAAGTTGAACTTACCTAGCTTATTGTTAAACATTTGACTAGCTCTAAAAACTATGTCATCTGGAATCTTAGGATCACCTGCTAGGTAAGAATCAATAGTTGTTTGTAGATCCATCCTAGAATGGGATCTCATCGTCAATGGTTGCACCTACATCTAAGTCAGTTTTTACCTCACTTGGAACCATATTTTCTCTCATCTTATCAACGACTTGTTCATTTTCCATAGTGATAAGATCAGCAAAGTCTTGTAGGTATCCTCTTGTAGTATCGTTCAGTGCCTTACGTTCACTGACTATAGGAGTATACTTCAGTACAAAGTACTTATTAGAACCTGCTTTCTTCAACTCATAACCAATCTTTATGTCACAGTTGAATGGCTCCATTTGATACTGCTTCTTAATCATTGGTAGTAATTTACCAATCTCAAAAAAGTTAGATGGGCCTAGCTTAATTCTAAATGGAACCTCATCAATCTCTACCTTTTCACCAGAGGCAGCAACAGGTTTATCCATACGTATCAAACCAAACAGGTTTCTACTTAACTTAGCTTTAGATGCAGTAGCATAAGCAATAGGATCGGCTGCACGTAGCTTCTCTCTTTCTGCATTACTTACCCAACCACACTTATCTCCACCAAACCAATCCAACGCTTTATTCTTAAAACTCATAAAGTGTTGAGATATGTTGGAGAACTTCTGAGAGTCTGGATCATATACAGAAGTTTGCATAGTCTCTGCAAAGATCCTGAAGTAGGTATCTTTAGCAAATACATCACCATAGTCAGGATGATTTAATGCTATTGATGGTGCAGGAATACCCTCTACCATCTCTCCATTATGCTCTGCTGTATTGTCCTTGTTAATCCTAGCCCTTGCCAAGTTAGGACCACTATCCATTGGGACAGTGTATAACATGGAA